GTGGTCATGTTATCCAAAGAGATGATGGTAACTTTGCAGTTCAGCCAAATAACAGGGTACGCATAAAAGAGCCATCATTTGTAACAAAGAAAGATCTAGTTATTCAAAGACTAATTAATACCAATAAGTGGGATGTTGAGAGTTATGACAAGTGGATGCTTGAAGACTCAAATGCCTACGACTATGGTGTTATTAATACGGAAGTTGACAAATAATATTATGTCTGCTAAACTATATACAAGCAACTTATGGTTACGTAAAAGATACGTAATTGATAAGAAAACTCCAGAGGAGATTGCTAAAGAGTGTGGAACAAGCGTTGAAACAATCTATGTTTACCTTGCTAAATTTGGATTAAGGAAGTCACGGCGATGAATAAATTAGAAAAGGCAATGATAACAGCTACTGTTGTTGGCATGGTTGGATTTGCTTTTGCATTTTCTTTATTAAGTGGGCTTCCAGAAGAGTTTGATTGGGAAGCAGATGATGAGTAATAATCTAACCATTACAGTTGATCAAGTAAACAATCCACGTCATTACACTTCAGATCCTTCAGGTATTGAGTGCATTGAGATTACCAGACATCGCAACTTTAACATCGGTAATGCCTTTAAATACCTTTGGCGAGCAGGACTTAAAGATGAATCTAAAACCATACAAGATCTAGAAAAAGCAATATTTTATATCAAAGATGAAATAAACAGACTAGAAGGTAAGTATGTCAACTGAAGAAGATTTAGTAAAGCACTTAGATCAAGTTAATGATGTTGTTTCAGAATACCTAAAGGGTAATGATCCAACAGTTATTTCTAAAGAACTTGACATTCCAAGAACTAGAGTTGTAAGTCTTATCAATGAGTGGAAGACTATGGCTTCTGATAATGCTGCAATTCGTGCCCGTGCAAAAGAAGCTTTGGTTGGAGCAGATACACATTATAGCAAGTTGATTACAAAAACCTATGAAGTTATTGATGAGGCATCCCTACTAAATAACCTAAGTGCTAAAACTCAAGGTATCAAACTTGTAATGGATATTGAGTCTAAGCGTATTGATATGCTACAAAAAGCTGGTCTTCTTGAAAATAAAGAACTTGCCGAAGAGATGATTGAGATTGAACGAAAGCAAGAAGTCCTTGTTGGGATACTTAGAGATATCGCATCTGAACATCCTGAAGTTAGAGATATCATTATGCAAAGATTATCCTCAATTGCAAAAGATGGAGAGGTAATCACAGTTGTCCATGATGTTCAATGATTTCCTTGAAGTTCTAAAGGAGAATCACTTTATTGAAAAACCTGTTGACGCAAAGACATTTGTTGAGTCTCCAGAGTACCTTGGACAACCCCCTTTATCTGATATACAGTACACAATTGTAGAAGCAATGAGTCAAATTTATCGTAAAGATGATGTTGTTGATATTATGGGTGATGCTGGAGAAGAATATTTTAAGAAGTATACAAAGAATGAATTAATTTTGCAACTTGGCAAGGGATCTGGAAAAGACTTTGTATCTACAGTAGCATGTGCCTATGTAGTATATAAGATGCTATGTTTAAAAGATCCAGCAATTTATTATGGTAAGCCTGCTGGAGATGCTATTGATATTATTAACGTTGCTGTAAATGCTCAACAGGCAAAGAACGTTTTCTTTAAAGGCTTTAAGTCTAAGATTGAAAGATCGCCTTGGTTTGCAGGAAAGTATAATCCAAAGGCAGACTCTATTGAGTTTGATAAATCTATCACAGTATATTCTGGTCACTCAGAACGTGAATCACACGAAGGTTTAAACTTATTCATGGCAGTACTTGATGAAATTTCTGGATTTGCTTCTGAGGTTGCAACAGGAAATGAACAGGGTAAGACTGCTGATAATATCTATAAAGCTTTTCGTGGTACTGTAGACTCTCGTTTCCCTGACTTAGGCAAGGTAGTTCTTCTATCGTTCCCCCGTTATCCAGGGGACTTTATATCTCAACGATATGACTCAGTAATTGCTGACAAAGAAGTAATAGAAAAAACACACAGGTTTATCATTAATGAAGACTTGCCACATGATAATCCAGATAATACATTTGAAATTTCGTGGGAAGAGGATCATATCCTGTCATATAAAATACCAAAGATATTTGCATTAAAAAGACCTACATGGGATGTAAACCCTACTCGTAAGATTGATGATTTTAAGATTGCTTTCCTTACAGATCTAGGAGATGCCATGATGCGTTTCCTTTGTACTCCAACATATTCATCTGATGCTTTCTTTAAACAAAAAGATAAGTTACAAAAATGTATGAATGTTAGAAACCCTATTGATAATTTTAAAAGGTTTGATGAATCATTTACTCCAGACCCAGATGTTATTTATTATATCCATGCTGACCTTGCACAAAAGCACGATAAGTGTGCTGTTGCTATTGCTCACGTTGACCGCTGGGTGAATATTAAAGTAATTAAAGATTATGAACAGGTAGTTCCAGTTGTAGTTGTTGATGCTGTTGCTTGGTGGGAACCAAGAACTGAAGGCCCAGTAAACTTGTCTGAGGTTAAGCAGTGGATTATTAATCTTCGTAGAGAAGGATTTAATCTAGGAATGGTTTCATTTGACCGTTGGCAATCATTTGATATCCAAAATGAACTACAATCTGTAGGGGTAAGAACAGAAACAGTCTCTGTTGCCAAAAAACACTATGAAGATTTAGCTATGATGGTTTATGAGGAAAGAGTAGCCATGCCTATGATTCCTTTGTTATTAGAAGAACTATCAGAGTTAAAAATTATGAAGGGTAATCGTGTAGATCACCCCCGTAAAAAATCTAAGGACTTAGCGGATGCTGTTTGTGGGGCAGTATTTGGAGCCATCTCTCATACACCTAAAAACCTTAATGTTGAGGTTGAGGTCCATACGTGGGCTAATTCAGCCAAATTTGCAAAGAAGGACAAGGGTATGATAGAATTAGATTCAAAGGAAATGACTGACGAAATCAGTGATTTCTTAGGTAAATTTAATTTACTATAAAATTCTGATTAAATGATCAGATTCAAACTAACAAGGAGAAAGATGAATTCATTCAAGAAAATCGCTATTGTCATCGCTGCAGCCCTGACTAGCACAGTATTATCAACAACAGCATCTAGCGCAGCACCTCTTGCTGTTACAGTTGCATCAGTTACTAACGTAACTACTACTGCAGCACCTCAAGCAATTGCTGTTCCATCAACTAACGTTATTGATGCAGCACGTACAGTTGCAATTACTGCAACAGCAGATGCAAATACATCTGTTACTTTTACAGCATCACCAACAGTCAAGTTGGTTTCTGCTCTTAATACAGTAGATGCACCAAAGAATGTTAACAGTGGTGTTTCTGCACTAACTGGTATTTCAACAGGGGCAGCAATTACTGTATACGCATACACAACATCAACAGCAGTTGGTTCAGTTACCATTACAAATGGTGCCTATTCAACAATCGTTTTTGTTAAGGGTGTAGCAGGACCTGCTTACAATCTAGCAGTTACAGTTCCTACAGCAGCAGCAGTTGGAACAGTTCCAGCCATCGCAGTTGTTACAACTGACGTTTTTGGTAACGCATCTTCAGATACAGTAACAGCAACAATCGTTGGTTCAACTTTTGCTGACGGTTCATCTGTTAAGGCATTATCTCCAGAAGTTGCTTCATACTCACTTGCAGTAGGTGTAGCAGGAGAAGTTACAGTAATTGTAACTGGCCTAACACTAGTTACTCCAGTAGCAGGTTTTGCAGCACCAGTAAAAGCAGCAATTGCTAAGTTTACTATCGCTGACCTTGCTGCTGACATTGCAGCACTAAAGGCTTCAATTGCATTAGAAAAGGCTGGACGTTCAGCAGATGCAGCACTAGCAGCAGAGGCTGTAAAGGTTGCTAAAGCAGCAGCAGACAAGGCACTAGCAGATGCTAAGACTGCCTCAGACAAGGCACTAGCAGATGCTAAGACTGCCTCAGACAAGGCACTAGCAGATGCTGATACAAAGGCTAAGACTGAAGCAGAGACAGCAAAGATTCTTGCGGATGCAGCACTTGCTAACGCAAAAGCAGAGGCAGTAACAGCTAAAACTGCTGCTGACAAGGCTCTTGCCGATGCTCTAGCAGCAGCAAAGGTTGCTTCAGATAAGGCTTTAGCAGATGCTAAAGCAGCTTCTGACCTAGCTCTTGCTTTTTCAAAGTCAGCATATGATGTAGCAGCAGCAGCTGCTAAGGTAACTTATAAGAATGAATACAATAAGTTGGCTACCAAGTGGAACAAAGCTAATCCAAAGGCTAAGGTTGCACTAAAGAAGTAATTAAACTAATAAGTTAGAGGGTTAGCTATGTGCTAGCCCTCTTTCTTTTGCAATAAAATGATATAATAGCCTTATTAATCATTATGATTAGGAGGGTATAATTAAAAAACTATTAAGAATTCTAATGGTTATATCATTAGTCCTAGCCCCCTTGCTTTTAATAATGGAAAAAGCTCACGCAGTAGAAGGTTTAACTGCTGAAGTATACAATGTACAAGGTCAAAATGCTGCCCCATACATACCCCAAGGAGTATCTCCAGTAATAACTACAAACGTACCCAATATTGACTTCCAGTGGGGGTCTGGTAGTGTCCTTGGAGGCCCATCAGAGGATGTTATCGTAAGGTTTACTGGATATATCCTTAGCAACACTACGCAAGATATATCATTTTTAGCAACAGCAGACGATGGAACAAAGCTATACATTGATGGAGTCTTGTTAGCAGATGACTGGTTTGATAAAGGTGGTGGAGGAACTGTAAGTGCCCCAATATCTTTTACAGCAGGTGTGCCTAAAACCATAGAGCTAATGTACTATGAAAATGGCGGGGGAGCAAATGTATTTTTAAACTGGGATCAATCTGGATCAATGCAAATTATTCCAGCAGAAGCCTTTACTTCAGTGCCACCACCAATAGTAAAAACAATAGGTGCCCCAAGAAATTTAACAGTTACCGATGGTGCAACTTCAACAGTTTTAGATTGGGATGCTCCAGATACTGGTAATACTCAGCCAGAAAGATATGCAATAAGTTTTAATTGTTCTGGGTGTAACGGATGGGGAATTGCAACTGGAAATGTTGGTGGACCTAATTCTTTAAACACAACAATAACAATTGATCACTCACTACTTGAAAGTTTAATGCCAAGCGGAACTGTTTGGTCATTTCATATTAGATCAGATAATGATACATTAGCCCTATACTCTGTAAACTCAAATGTTGTTACACTTAAAATTGGAAAGACTGCAGAAGAAATTGCTGCAGAACAGGCAGCAGCTCAAGCAACGGCAGCAGCCGAAGCCGCCATTGCCGCAGCTACTGCAGAAGTAGCACGACTAGCTGAGTTAGCAAGATTAGCAGAAGTAGCAAGACTTGCTGAAGTAGAAAGACTTGCTGAGGTTGCAAGACTAGCAGAAGTTGCCAGAATAGCAGAAGAAGCAAGATTGGCTGAAGTAGCAAGACTTCAAGCAGAAGCTGCTCAATTGTTGGCTGCACAGCAAGAAGCTGCAAGAATAGCAGCCATTACTGCAGAAGTAGCAAGACTTGCAGAAGTTGCTAGACTTGCAGAAGTTGCTAGGTTAGCAGAGGTAGAAAGGCTTGCAGAGATTGCTAGGTTAGCAGAAGCAGCAAGATTGGTAGAGGTAGCAAGGCTTGCAGAGGTAGCAAGATTGGCTGAAGCTGCCAGACTAGCAGAAGCAGAAAGACTTGAGGCTGAAAGAATTGCAGCAGGGATTGAGGCTGCTCGTCAAGCAGCAGAGGCCGAAGCTGCAAGGATAGCAGAAGAGGTTGAGGCTGCTAGAATCGCAGCAGAAGAAGCAGCCCAAGCAGAGGCTGACAGAATTGCAGCGGAAGAAGCAGCAGCAGAAGAAGAAAGAGTTAAAGCGGAAGCAGAAGCAAAAGCAGAGGCTGATCGCATAGAAGCAGAAATTGAAGCAGCAAGAATTCAAGCAGAGATAGAAGCCCAAGCAGAAGCAGATCGTATTGCAGAAGAAGTTAAAGCAGCAGAAGAAAAAGCAGAGGCAGAAGCAAAGGCAGAAGCTGACAGAATCGCAGCGGAAGAAGAGGCAAAGGCGGAAGCAATAAGACAAGCAGAAGAAGATGCTAAGGCTGAAGAGGAAAGACTTGCTGCAGAAGCTGCTGCTAAGGCCGAAGAAGAAAGAATAGCTGCTGAGGAAAAAGCAAGGCTTGCAGAAGAAGCCAGAGTCCAAGCAGAGGCAGATGCTAAAGCAGCAGAAGCAGCCAAACAAGAGGCAGCAGCCAGAGCTAAAGAAGAGGCACGTTTAGAAGCAGAAAGAATTGCTGCAGAAAAAGCAAAGAATGAAACAACTAAAGAAGAAGTTAAAGAAGCAGTAGCAGCAGTAATTACTGGTAATACTATTACTCAGGCA